CAATTGGAAGAATGGGGGTAAATGCTCCAGAAGTACAAGATTTAATAGGTGGCTTACACAGTATAATGAGAAATTTAGGCGATGTAACAAACAACCCAATATTTAAAGAATTTGCAAGTACATTATTATTAGACCCTCAAAGAGCATTAGAGACAACTAAAAATATAGAAAAAATATCAGCAGCTTATATTACACAAGGAAATGCAGTAACAGCATTAGTCAGAGCAACCGCAAACTATGATAAACAAATTAATGCATTTAATCAAAAAATAGCAAAAATTCCTTATCAAGATGTAATAATGTCTTTACAAGTTATGGCTACTCACCAAATGACATTAATTAATGCAGCAGAAGAAGGCAGTGCAGAACAAGCTAGATTAAACAATGAATTTGAACAAACTATTTTAAGATTAGAAGCTTTCAAGGATTTATACAGAGCAGCTACAGTAAGAACTCTTGCATTTAAAGAAGCTCAAAGACAAGCACTTGGCACAATGACCGCTTTAGCAGGAGAAAAAACTACTCTTGATAAACAAATGAAAATAGCAAAACAAACTCATGACATATTAAAAACTCTGGAAGATATTGAAGCGGCTAGAACTATAGCAACTACTGGTTCATCAGACATGCAAAGAGAAACAGCACAAATAGCTTTACAAATAGCTGAAAAAGATTTACAAATTCAAAAAGAAAAAATGGCACTTATGATGGCTGCTCAAAATGATTTTCTTATGATGGCTAAGAAAATGACAGACGAATTTTATAGTGGGCTAGGAAAAGAGTTTGGTAAACTTTTTAGAGGAGAAGGATTTAGTACAAAAGAGTTAGGAAAGAAAATGGCTCAAACTATGTCTGATGAACTAGGCAGAATGTTAGCAGAAAGAATTCAAAGAATAGCATTTACAGGAACTTTCCTAGACCCAGAAGTACAAAAGAAAAAGTATTTAAGTAAAGTCGAAGAAACTTTAGGAGAAGCAGGAACAGACCATGCAAATGCATTATCTACACAAATAGATGCCGCAGGACAAACTCAAGCAGAAAATGTAAAGGACGGAATAGATTTAGGCGGTGTAAATGCAGCAGGTACTATAAAACAAGCAATGCAAGAAGCTGCTAATCAGCATGGCCAGATATTATTGAGAGCGGCATCTGCTCAAGCTCGAGCAGACCAACTTGCAGCACAAGAAAGATTTGATAAATCAGATGCTAAAATAAAAGAATTAGAAGCTATAATTGATGGAAGCAAATTAGACTCTATGAAAAAAGCGTATTCAGATGCGTACTTTGGAGGGATTAGAGGAGCTGGAGACGCTTTAACTGACATTCAAAATGCAGAGGTAGGTGGTTATTCAACTGTTCATGCTGGTTATGGACATAATATGATAGATTTGGACGATTTAACTGATGACCCTAATCTTTTTGGTAAGGTTTTAAACGAAGCAGCAACAGCAGCTAACTTCAATAAACGTGTAGGTGCAATTGGGTACACTCATAATATAGGTGAGTTTACTAGACAAAAAATGGTAGAAGTACTCAACCCATTTAATTTTACAGACCCAGATAGAATGACACAAGCACACGGAGACTTTATGGCACATTTTGATACCGTAGAAGGTAAGAAAATGTTAGATATTTTAAGAGGCGGACCTTTAGCTGACGTAATGAAACTTATTGATGAAATGCCTTTTAGTGCTGCAAAACTTAAAACACAGAAAGGCGAAATCGTAGACTATAGTGCAACAATAGAGGAAGCCAAAGTCAGTTTAGAGGAAGAACAAAAAATAGTTAGTAAATTTAAAGAAGAATTAGAAGAAACTAATAAAGTACTAGCAAGATTTAATATTGAACCTATAAAGATAGAGCAATATATATCAGAGGACGGAACTTTTAAAGATACTCCTTTAATGAAGGGAGACGGAACTGATGATGATGAAAAGAACAAAAAGAGACCAAAAGGACTAGCAGCTTTTAAAGCAGATACAGAAGATTTATTTCCTAATATGATGGACGCGCTTGACGACGATGGATTTGGAGAATCTGTACTAGAATTCAGTACTGTAATTACACAATTTGCAGCCTTAACAGCACAAGGATTATCTTTAGCAGGTAAACAAGAAGAAGCCGCTGATATTATGCTAGAAGTAGCAAAAATACAAATGGCACTAGCAGTAGGTGAATTTGCAACAAAAATAGGATTAGTCGGTAGATATGGTGGAACTTTTAGAGGCGGTATGAAATCTTTTATGTATGGTGGTTATACACACGGAGGAATAACTGACGGTCCAGAAGCAGGTTATAATGTAAGAATGCATGGTAGAGAAGCAATTGTTCCTTTAGGAAATGATAGAAGTATACCAGTTAAAATGCAAGGAGGAACAGGTACAAATAATGTGAATGTGTCTGTAAATATAGACCAAAGCGGACAATCACAAAGTTTAGTAACAGGCGATGGCGCAAGAGAATTAGGAAAAACAATAGCAGCGATAGCAACAGATACAATCGCTAAAGAACAACGAGCAGGAGGACTTTTAAGTAATATATAATGGCTTTAGGAATAATGCAAAATGATGGTTCAAATATCACTGGATTTTCTAGTGCTGTGCAACCTGACAAACAATTAAGTAGAAGTAACACCCCAAGAACTTTCACAGTTTCATTTGGTGACGGGTATGAGCAAAGAG